CAAAGGTGTTGCCGGTGTCATCAACGTTCAGGTTAGCGTTGAGGGCTGGGGTGTAATCGAGTACACCTGCCATGGTTAGAGCGGAAGCAACGTCTGCGGAGCAGAGGATGATGTTGCCCTTTCCACGACGAGTTCTCTGAGCGATTGCGTTAGCATCTCTCTCAATCTGGAACAGAAGACCCTTGAACTTCTCAACAGACCAACGACCGTTGGAGTCAACGTCGAGGTCAAAGATACCAGGAGTTGCAACGTTCTGAACAGCACCTTGCTCAGCAACCTTATAGATGGTTCTGATAACTTCGCGGTTGATTTCAGCAAGAATCTCAGTTGAGAGAATGTTTGCTAATTCCGCTTCAGCATTCAGACCGTGGATTGCCTTGAGGTCTTGAGCAAGCTCAAGTGAGTACTCAGCTTTCAGTGCGCGTGACTTTGCAGTAACGGTAACTTTCTCGATTGAGAAAGCCATTTCGTTGAAGTCGCCAGAACCATCTCCGAGGTCCTCAGCAGAATCTGTACGCATACCCTGACCGACATTATATCCGGTTGAGGATGCGCTAGAAACTGGGTTGAGAACTGAAGGGTTGGTTCCTGCTTGGGTAGTAGTACCCATACCAGCGTTGGTTGCGCTGAAACCTGAAGTAAGGCTTCTAGCAGCGTTTTGACCAGAGAAGGTTGTGTCTGCTTCGTCGTAGAATGCTTCTGTTCCGCCCTGTGAGGTGTACTTAGAACGCATTGCGAAGATAAGTCCAGTAGGACCGCTCATTGGTTGAACGCCAGCCAGGTCATAAGCGACCAGGTTAGGCATTGAACGACGAATGAGTGAGATTAGAACAGGGTCAAAACCAGCAACGGTTGTTGAACCACCTGAGGAAGTATAACCGCCATTACCAACAGCGTTGGTTGGAGCTTCCATCAGGTTGGAAAGATTACCGACCTGGAATGCTTGCTCTTCTCTGAGGAATTTTTCTTGGTTTTCTAGCAGGACAGCGGTTACCGCTCTACGATGAGAATCTCTGATTGGATCTAGACCATTATAGTCCAGAAGAGGTGCCCACTTTTCCTGCAGATGCTCTGAATGGAACATTTGCGTTTTACCTTTTACTAAGTGTTCGTTTTTTGGGTTTGAATTATATTAAATTCAATTATTTGCCAAATGCTGAAAGAGTCTTCAGATAGGCAGACATTGAATCTGAGACATGCTCTGGTGCAACGTCTACGCTCTCCGATAGAGTTTCAGTTCTAGCTGAAGGAGATACTGTTCTTGAAGGAAAATATGCTTCCTTTAGTGTCTCCAATTTTTCACGATATTCTTCTTCACTTTCAAACTCAACACTTTCGGAAAGTGAAGCGAGCTTGTCTTTCTGAGTGTCTGCAAGACCTTCAGAAATTTCATCGAAGATTCCGTTAGCAACCGACTCTGCGAGACGCTTGTTTAGGGAAACATTCTTCTCAATTTGCTCGTTGAGTTTTATCTCCATTTCATCAAGTTTTTCTACCATGCTCTCAAGCACATCATATTTATCTTCAGGGATTGATACATAATGTTCTTCAAAAAGTCCTTTCAGACCAGTCATGAAGGATTCGGTTAACTCCTCCTTCAGACCCTTTTCAATAGAAAGTGAGTTCTCAGTGAACCACTCATCTGCAACATACTCAAGGTAAGAATCTACACGCTCTGAAAGAGCTTCTGCGATTTCTTGTACTTCTTCCGCGAGTCTTTCTTCGTAGATAGATTCAATCTCTTCTTTTACTTGATTGACTCTAGAAACGATTGCAGCTTCAAAGATGGTCTTTGCCTTTTCTTTGAACTCTTCTGAAAGATCTTCTCCTTCAATAAGAGCATTAACATCTTCTTCGATGCTAAACTCTTCTTCTACAACCTCTTCTCCATCTCCTTCATCTTCATCTTCTTCGGTAGCATCTTCTAGATCTTCACCTTCTTCTACTTCTTCTACTTCTTCTTCATCGATTTCTTCTTCGATGAGATCTTCATCATCGAGTTCTTCCTCTTCCTTCATGGATTCAGCTGGTTTAGCGTTTTTGGTTACAACGTCCTTAACCTGCTTAAGAGATGCGCCTGGAGTTTTTAACTTTGCTGAATCGTCATCAGCTTTATAATTTTCTGGAGTAGGACCACCCAGATCTTCCCAAGAACCTGTTTGACCAGGTGGAATATTGCCTGAAAGCGTTGGCATCGCATCTGCTGCTTTTGCGTTAGCATTAACAGCAGTCCTGGATTGCTTTGTGCCTACTTCCATTTCTTGTAATTGTTTACCACGAGACATTTGAACTCTCCGATTTTCCTGTATGAAATCTATATTTATTTATAAATTAATAAATTACAATGAATTTAAGAACTCATTGAATAAACTCAACTTATAGTCTTCCAAAAGTCTTTGGTCAACTAAAGAGTTGATTTTCTTTCTTGCGTTTTCTGCTGCCCTTTCTCTTAGAATGCCACCATCCCAAATCCATTCCTTACCTTCCATAATTCCTTGAACAAATGCATCAGGTGCAGAGGGGTCTGCGACAATATCAGCAGCAGTTGCCAGCATAAAGTCTTCGCCAACTTCCCTATAACCTTTGTTATTTTCTCTTAAAGAACCAACACCACGAGAAGAAACGCCGAGGGTTACGCCATCCTTTAAAAGTGATTCTGCAATTTTACCCATCGGAGTTGATAGAATCTGAGCTTTACCAATGAAATTATTTCCATTCTGGCAAAGTTCAGTAATCTTATGAGAAACTCTGTCTAGGTTAACGGTCGGACCATCTGGATGACCCAACTCTCCTAAAGCACGTCCTTTTTGAACGTAATTTTCATTATAACGATTTACTTCCCTTTCCATGATAGAAAAAGGATACATTCTACCATTTCTGTTTACGCATTCACTTTGAAGGAAAATTCCTTTAATGTAAAACTTTTGATCTTTTCCAGTTCCTTCTGTCAGAACTTCGACCTTTTCGATCTCTTCTCTGATTAGTTTCATTATGCTTGTCCCGTAATTTGAACTTGTTGATGGTAAATTGTTCCTGCTGTTACACCGAAAGCAGAAATTTTTTGTGATAATGTAAGAGAAGCATCTGGTGAAGAAAATGCTGTCACAATTCCAGAAGAATCATTTTCAACAGTAATGCGTTCTTGCTGATAACCATTTACTCCAGAAGAAGTATCAACTGCAGAGACCCTTTTGTGTATGAAATTATGATAAGTTGTTCCACTTAGTGTCACATAATCCCCAACACCAAATGGTGATTGTGTTCCCTCAGCAAAATCAATAATTGTAGTAGACCCAGTTGTTATACCAACGACTCTATTTGAAGCCTTTGTAAGTGCTAGTGTTACACTTTCTCCAGAAGGAACATAATAATCACTTCTAGTAGCAATTGGATCTCCATCAATTTTTACATGCGCTGCTCCACTAACGGCAACAATTCTCACAACATTGGATTGCACTGAAAATGCCGAAGAAGTGGACGCTGCTCCAGCTGAAAAATTAAAAGAGGCTCCAGCCCCAACTGGTCTATGAGACATTATTTTAGGAAATACACTTTTACTTATTTATCAAATTAATTACTCTTCGTCCTCGACTTCACTATCAGATAGTCCATTTCCAAATGTATTTGTAGATACGATTGGACGGAAAGCGTCTATTTTTTCTGCCGATTTTGAAAAAAGAATTTCTTTAATTTTATCACTGATTTGGGATGGTGATTCGTCAGCAATAATCATATCCAGAAGATCATCCATTGTAATACCTATAAGTAATCGTCTTTATTTATATTTCCCCACCCTTGGGCATCTTAGAAATGCCAGGAGCTTCAGTCGATTGCCCTTGTGGCTCTAGGTCTGGTTCCATAACAGGAGCACCTAGATCCATAGCAGACTGATCGCCTACTGCGGGTTCTTGTGGTTGTTCTGCTCCCATTTCAACTGGAGGAGCACTTGGGTCAGGAATTATGCCATCTGCAATTTCTTTTTCAATAAGAGCATCCTGTTCTAGGATTTCAGTATCAGTTTGACGCAAAACTTTCCTTCTAATGTAGTCTTGTGAGAAGTATTTTCCAACATATGGTTCTGCTGCAGCTACCATTCCGAGTCTTTCATTCAATAGTTCAACTTCTTTGAGTTCTGAGAAATGATTATCATATAAGAAATCATATTGAATGTGCTCGCTCATGATCTCCCAATCTTCGGGAGTAACAATATTTTTAAGAATAAGTTGAGTTCTTAGCATGTCATTAAACATGTTAGAGAATCTTTTTCTCAATCTTCCAACAAACTTACTAAACTTTAGTTCATCTCTTAAAATTTCAGAAGAACGACCTAAATTAAATCCACCTTCTCCATCCATTCTTGATGGTGGAACGTTGAGTGAGCGATATAATTTTTTCTTGAAGTACTCAATATCTGTTATTTCTCCAAGATTTTGACCACCAGGAAGAGTTGTAATTTCAGTTCCTCTACCACCTTCACGGCGAGGAAGCCAGAAATCTTCAAGCATTGCCATATATTTTTTATCATCGCGGATTTCTCCAGTTGATGCATCATAGACTAATTTGTTTCTATAACGCATCATAACATCACGAAGATATTGTTCTGCTTTTACTTTAGGTAGATTGCCTACATCAATGTAGAAGATTCTTCTTTCTGGGGCACGAGACAATCTGTAAATAACAAGAGAGTCCTCAATCATTCTTAGCTGGTTGAGTGACTTGATTGCTTTATGAAGATATGAAAGTGTATTTCCTTTATTTCTATCAACTAACCCGGAGGTGCAGTATGTAACAGAATCTTTTGACATTTTAATGCCATGACTTGCACCAGTTGCATTAAGATTTCCTGTTGGATATTGGGATTTGGGGTTATATATGAAATATTCTTCAATTTCTGGAAATTCGTAATCCATAGGGTTATCGCTTTGAATTACGTTTGCCCTATATTTGTCTTTATTTTTCTTCTTATCTTGCCTAACATAACGCATTTTCATAGCGTCAATATATCTTAATTCTTGAATTCCATCATGAGGATTTTTTAGGTCAATCATTTTATGATAAAAAATTCTGCCGTCAATATACCAATTTCTATAAATTTCGTGCGATTTCTTATCAAAATCCAACAAGTCTAAGATATATTTAAATTCTTGTCTAATTTTCTTTTTAATCCCATCACTAGCGTTTAAATTGTCTAAATCGATTTGAACGGGGG